TCCAGAAGCCCGCTAGACCGGGTCAAATCATCAAGATATATGGAGAGGTGGCTAAGGTAGGAAAACCTCTCTAACGCTGAATATGGAGGCGAGAAGGCACTCTGTGTATAACGGCACCCAACGAGGAGCAATCGTCAGCACCCAAATGGTCTTCTCGTTCGCATTGACGGAGATGGTGAAGCAATCCCGATTTCTGAAAAGGTTCGTCAGAAATACAGAGATCCGAAAGATTTCACTTAAATAACACTATTTATTACGCTATGAAAAAGTTACTTGAATCCTGGGATCGTTTCCTAAACGAAGAGAACCTCAACGAGAAAGATGACCGATGCACCCGCATCGCCAAACGCAAATATGACGTTTGGCCATCAGCATACGCGTCTGGTGCCGTCGTCAAATGCCGCCAAGGAAAGATTTGGAAGGGCGTCAAAGAAGATGTTGAAGCCTCTGAACTTCTTGAGAACACAGAATACGAAGATCTTTTAGAGGAAGCAAAGAAAGCAGGCACCGAGTCAAGTAAAGAGAGTTCCCTAAGAGATTGGTTTAAACGCAAAGGCGCCAAAGGTAAGACCGGTGGTTGGGTTGATTGTAATGCTCCTGATGGAAAGGGGGGCTACAAGCCATGTGGTCGCCAAGAAGGTGAGAAGCGCTCTAAATACCCTGCTTGCCGTCCAACTCCGGGTGCCTGTAAAGAACGTGGCAAAGGAAAGTCTTGGGGCAAGAAAGCCGCAAAGAAAGAGTCCCTTGAACGACGCATCGAAAAGATGGTTATCAAGGAACTACAGAAACAACTTTTCAAGCCTGGATTGAAGCATCACGTTGAAAACAACATTCCTTTAACTGAAAACATTTATCGCGTTGGCTCTGCTTGTTACTTCAATGTAATCAAGCAAGGTCGCGAATATTACAAGATGGGTCTTTACGAGACAACAAACCCAGATGAGATTGATTTGTTTGAGAATACCGATCTTGGTGAGTGGGCAATGTTTGAAGGCGAAGAAGTTCCTTTAGATTTCCCAATGTATGAGGAAACCATGGAAGAGGCCAAATATCAGGGTAAAGAGGTAGAACTTAATAAGCCTACTACTGGCGATGTGAAGAAGTACAAGGTATACGTCAGGAACGATAAGGGCAATGTTGTCAAAGTAAACTATGGCGATAAAAAAGGTGGTCTTAAGGGTAACTGGCATGATGCAGAAGCTAGAAGAAACTTTGCATCACGACACAACTGCGAAGATGCTAAAGACAAGACATCAGCAAATTATTGGTCTTGCAGGAGCCACCGCGACCATGGCAAGAACGTTCCGGGTCGCTTCTGGTAAGGTGGAAGATTTCCCATTTGATGAAAAACATTTAATTGAGAACCTCTTTTTAAGAGAGTTCAAAGATACTGTTGATAACGAAAAACTAATCTGGCATCAAGACCGAGAAGATCGGATCATAACTGTATTAGAATCAAATAACTGGAAACTTCAGATGGATAACCAACTACCTATTATATTGGAAACAGGAAAGAAATACTCTATTCCTGCTATGTCATTTCATCGGGTAATAAAAGGTGATGGTGCTCTAAGGATTATCGTGGAGAAGAAAAAATGAAACTTATTCTTGAAAACTGGAAAAGATTCCTAACAGAGGCAAAAAAGTATATTTGCCCTCCTGCCACACAGGATCTTGAATTAAACACAAAGAACCGTGACTCTGCCATCAAAGCAGAGCACATCCAGTATGGTCCACTTAATCTTGCGGACGAAGAGTATTATGATAGATTGGCAGATCATTGGAACACAACCATTGATGTGGCCAAAGAATCCAACTGCGGCAACTGTGCTGCGTTTGATATCTCTCCTAGAATGGATGAATGCATGCCAGGACCAGTTGAAGACGAAGAAGGTCGTTTAGGTTACTGCTGGATGCACAGCTTTAAGTGCCACTCCGCGCGTACATGTTATACATGGGCTGCCGGCGGTCCCATCGACACAGATGAAACATCCCACGACTGGCAGGATAGAAGCCCTATCGAGGAGAAGTAATGAAGCTTCTACTTGAAAACTGGAAGAGGTTCCTAAACGAAGAAAAGAAAGGCGCCTACTCGTTTGATTATGACGAGACCCTCGTCAAATACAAGCCCGATCCAGAAGATCCGCAGTTCAGTGTTTTGTATGATAAGCCTCACGAAGAAAACATCGCCAAACTAAGAGAACTCGCTGCTGCTGGTGAGACTGTTTATATTGTTACTTCCCGGTCAAAGCGCACAGGAGACAAATATCCTTGGGATACAGCACCAGACCCAGAGAATTTGGTTGCTGATCTAAATCTTCCAGTCAAGTCTATTCATTACACCAATGGAGATTTGAAGGCTGAAACTCTTTTATCTCTTGGTGTTATCGAACATTGGGACGACGACGAAGAAGAGATTGCGGCGGCCAAAGAAGCAGGCATCAAAGCAAATCTTGTTCCGGGGGATGTTGAACTTCGCGAGACAATGTTGTCTATGTGGGTTTATTGTCTTCACGAAGGTAATGTTGAAGTTGCTCCAAAGATGAAAAAGTATCTTGACAACCATCCTTATATGGAGCCAGACGGTCTTCAAGAGAAATGGTCCGAGAAATATAAAAGATCTATTGACTGTAGTGATCCCAAAGGTTTCTCGCAGAAAGCACATTGTGCGGGACGAAAGAAAAGAAAAAAGACTAATTAACGTATGGGAGAAATCAAAATGTCTTTGTTAGATACAATCCGAGAAATGGTGAAAGAAGAGTTGGAAGAAGCAATGGGAAAGAAGTCCCGAGCAACAAAACAACCACCAGTTGCCACCAAGGCCGGCAAGAAGGAAGCAGAAGAGCAGCCTGAAGAGTTGGATGAACGATCGCTCACAAAGCCAGAAAAAAGAAAACTTAAGTCTTTAGAAAAGAAAACTCCTAAAAAATCTTTTAAAGACCAATACGGTAAAGAAAAAGGCGAGGAAGTATATTACGCCACACTAACAAAGAGAGCAAAAGAGGAAGCTTAAAATGAACATTGATTACAAACAGCTTCAAGCGCTCGTTAGAGAAGCTATGTTCACAGGCGGCGGTATCAACGAACCTTCTGCTCCCGAAGGTGTTCCGCATCGAATGCCGGCTGCCGATACAGATACTCCGGAGCAAGATAAAGGCGATCCAGAAGCGAACAGACTTTATGATGTTGCTCTCGCAGCCAGAGAGGCCGCTGAGAAGCTCGTAGAGGCTCTTGGCGCGCCGATCTATGACGATGCCTACGAGCACGCCTTCAAAGCGTCTGCGTGCCTTAGAAAGGCTCTGAACAGCCTTGAAGGTTCTGGCGCACATCCAATGCCTGATCAGCGTGTTGTCGCTCCCGACAAAGAGCAGCAGCCTTACGGTATGGGCGGCGGAATGGATTATTACAGCATGGGATATGCTGGAGTTGGTGATATGGGTGCCGGATTGGAAGAGCAGGTAGAGACTGAAATGTCTCCAAATGTAAAAAACGCAGTTGAAGCCGTAGACAGATTGACCGACGAAGAGAAAAGACAGTTCACAGCTTACATGCTTGGATTAGCCCAGGAGAAAAAATAATGAAGATTTCAAAGAAAGAACTTAAAAGATTAATTGCCGAGGAACTAACGAATACCTCTTCTGTTTTGCTAGAAATGCCGCAGATGAATCAGTTAGATCCAGCTTCCAATAACTATGAGAAGGATCCTGATGGTTATGAAGGCGAAATGGCAAAGCGTTCGCTTTATCATATGGCGGCACAAGCACAACAACTTCACGATATGCTTCATGATGATGAAAACCTTGAGCCTTGGGTTGCGGCCAAAATCACAAAAGCAGCCGACTATCTTGAAAAAGCATTTAAAGCCATCTCATATGATAAGGGCCCAGGTAGAGGAAAACTATAATGAGTTGGGATTGGGCACACTTTAAGGGCGAAGGTTGGTGGGCGCACACAAAGCGCGCATCCAAACTTTCTGGGTTATTGTTGTTGTCTGGTTTGGCTATGTTGTTGCATATGATTGTTCCTTTCTGGCAGCAGCCAAAATGTTTACAAGCTGAGTCCATTAAAAATAAATTGGACAAATCTATCTTTAAAGATAGATTGGACAAATCTATCTTTAATGTTAAAGATAAATTGGACAAATCTATAAGAAAGTAAATGCTACGACGAATAGTTAGATTAGTTTATTTTCTGGCTGTTCTGATCGTTATTGACCTCACGGCAACTTTATTTTGGGTAAAAAGAGGCTTAGCCACCGAAGCAAACCCAATAATGGATTTCTTTTTACAACATTCTCCAATGTTGTTTGTTCTCGCAAAGTTAGGTTTAAGCGGTGTGGGAATATACATTCTTTATCATTTCAGAAGAACATTTAAGCGCAGAGTTTTTTACATTCTTTTGATTTTGAACTTAATATATCTATGTGTTTTTAGTTATCATCTATGGGCTGCTCTTTTTCTTTTTTTTTCAACTATTTAGTGAATAATGCATAAGTGCATCAATAACACCATTGGAAACGTTTATCATCTAGAGCAGATGGTTGATAACTTTTTTCCTTACTCTCAAAAGCAACTAGGCTTTGATAAGGGAGCAACGATTGTTTTCCAAAGTGATGAAGACAATGCTGGGAGGATGCTAGGCAAAACTGCTTACTACGATCCTGAAAGCTACCAGATTGTTCTTTACACAGATGGTAGGCACCCAAAAGACATCTTAAGGTCTTTATCTCACGAGTTAGTTCATCACGCTCAGAACTGCCGAGGAGATTTTACAAGAGATAACCCTACTTATGAAGGATATGCCCAGAAAGATCCGCACCTTAGAGATATGGAGCGAGAGGCATACGAAAAAGGAAATTTAATATTTAGGGACTTTGAAGACCTAATTAAAACAGGAAAAATTGATGTGGAGATTGATTTTTCAGAAACAGGAGAACCAAAAATGTCACTTAAAGAGTGGAAAAACAACGAGATCAACACAAAGTTGATGAAAAAGTGGGGACTTCTTAATGAAGTCAAAAACCCTGGGAAATACAAAACAGGTATGGAAAAGGGCTATGATAAGGACGGTGATGGTGTTCCAAATGGCGCCGATAAAGACCCAGAGGATGGAAGCGTACAGGAAGACCTTGACGAGGCAAACTGTGGCCGAAAAGAAGACGAGGGTACTGTTGAAGAGACAGCAGCACCAAAGATGATTTCTGTCCACGAGGCAAAGCAAATCACCCGCAGAATCTTAGAAAGAGTTAGAAAGGAGTCTAAGTAAAATGGTAGCACCACACGTAAAACGTAGAAGAAGAGCAGAGGCAGCAGCAAAGAAAGCAGCCGCAGCAGCACCAAAGGCTGCTCCCGCACCAGTACCAGTTGTTGAGCCAGAGCCAACACCTGTTGTAGAAGAGGTTGTTGAGGAAGTTGCCGAGGAAGCTCCAGCAGAGCCGGCTCAGGATCTTGACTCTCTTCTTAAGCGGGAACTTGTTGAGCTTGCAGAAGCAGCAGGACACGATGTTGCAGGTCTCACAAAAAAAGAGCTTGTAGAGCTTTTAAGCTAAGACAATGAACTTACGTCGTTTAACTCGCCAGTTCATTTTAAATGAAGGCAAGGCTGTAAATCCGCTTAGCTATCTTCAGTCTATCTATGAGGTTCTCGAAAACATAACACCGCGTACTCGCACAGACGAGCGCAGGATTGAAATGGCTAGACAAAGCTTGAAAGAAGTTAGACGACATATGCGCCGTCTTCAAGAGCGTGTTAGCGTTCTTGAAGAACAGGTTTCAATATTAGAAGAAAATAAGGAGAAGTGAAAGTATAATGTCTCTTCTGGATGAAGGCAAAGCAAACACTCACTTAACTCACCTTGAAGAACTTGTTTTAACACAAGGTCCAAAAGGTTATGATATGGCTCGGGCATTTTTGCTTGAGTTGCTAGAAGAGTTAAAGGGAAATGTTGATTCAAAAGTAAAGACCTCTGTCAAATGGGACGGAGCGCCTGCTATTTTTGCTGGTATCAATCCAGAGAATGGCAAGTTCTTTGTTGGCACAAAATCTATCTTCAACAAAGAACCAAAGATAAACTACACCCCCGAAGATGTTCAGAGAAATCACGGACACGCTCCGGGTTTGGTTGACAAGCTAACAAAAGCACTTCAATACTTGCCCCCCCTAGGAATCCAAAAGATTCTTCAGGGAGACTTTATGTTTGATGATGAGATGATTAAAACCATCGATATTGATGGTGAACCTCATTATGCTTTCAAGCCAAATACAATCACTTACGCTGCTCCTGTTAACTCTAAACTTGGACAGGAAATCGCTGAATCAAAGTTCGGTATCGTATTCCATACAACTTATGATAGTTTGGATAGCGGCGCTTCTTTCGGCGCTGATGTAAGTGGTCTAAATAAGGTTCCCGGCGTTTGGGTTGATGATGCTTATTTTACAGACGATACTGGAACAGTTACTTTAACTGACGATGAGGAAGAGAAGGTAAAGAAATTAGTTTCAGCTGCAGATCAAATCAATAAAAAGATTGATTATGATGAACTTCCAATGGACCTTCTAAACATTTACATCAACTCTGAAATCAAAGGTGGTCAGTTCCTTGAGGATCCCGAGAAATCTTACTTGGGCTTTAAGCGTTGGTATTCAGGCCGCTTAGAGAAAAGAATTGATAAATTATCATCTCAAAAAGGAAAGATGCGAGCAACTGAAAAAGGTCAGCAAATGCTTTCTTCTTTTGATGATAGAAAAGAAGATATTCTCAATCTTTTCAGAGTTTCCCGACTTCTATTTGAAGCAAAGAATATCTTTATCGCCAAATACAACAATGCTGTATACAATACAAAGCACTTTATTGATGATGGTTCAGGCGATCTTGTCGCAAGCAATCCAGAAGGTTATGTTGCGGTTGATCACATCGGCAACGGCGTCAAGTTTGTTGATCGTTTAGAGTTCAGCAAAGCAAACTTTGCTGTAGATAAGGGCGCCAAGTTTCAGCAAACTGAAAGTCTTACAGTATTCTGGGGTTCTGATGGCTTCTCTGTAACAAAGACACTTTTGGAGTGGTCTCGCAATCTTCCTTCTGTCAAGAACAAAAATCAAAAACTTTATGAAAACCTTCTTGGTGGTGCTCCAATCACTTCTTTGGTTCGCGAAGCAAGCAAAGTAAAGGTTGCTTTGGCCGAAGCAGTCAACTGGGCTTTGAATGAAGAAGATCAAAAAAGAGTTATTGCTATTTACCCCGGACGGTTCCAGCCAATGGGTCGTCACCACTACGCAACATATAAGGCACTTGCTGATCAGTTTGGCGCTGAAAATACTTTCATCGCAACTTCAAACCAAATGGGACCAAAGTCTCCCCTAGACTTCGAAGAGAAGAAAAAGATTATGGTTGCCCACGGTGTTCCAGCCGATAAGATTGTAATGACTACAAATCCTTATCAGGCTCTTGAGATAACCAAAGACTTTGATCCAGACTCAACTGCGGTCGTATTCGCTGTTGGCGGCAAGGATATGCGTGAGAGCCCCAGATTTGCGAATCTAGACGGTTTCACAAAGAAAGGCACTCCTGCTTACTACAGAACTTACAAGCCAGGAGAAGAGCTTGTAGGGCTTGGTAAGCACGGCTACATCACAGTTGCCCCTCACGTTGAGATTGATGTTCCTGGCTTCGGTGAAATGTCAGGAACTACTTTAAGAAAAGCTCTTAAGGGTGCAACACCAGAAGACTTTAAAACCATTATGGGATTTTATAACCAAGAGATTTATGATATACTTCAAGGGAAACTTGAAGAGATGTCTGCTATGGGTGGTGGAGCCGTAGGAGGCTTCGCAGGACGGGTGCCTGATGTTGTAGGCTCCGAGAAGAAAAAGAAGAGACATCCCAAGAACTTCATTAAAGAAGAACAAGAGATTGTTACTGAGGTAATGGACTATTTATTAGGAATATCGGTGGGCTAACAATGATTGATCGTAAAGAATTTGCAGAAGAGCTAATGCTCCGTGAGAATGTGCGCAAAGCCATTCGCCACGTTTTAAACAAAAGAGAAACAAAAAGATTAAACGAAGAAAAAGAACTTCGTTCTATTATTCGTAGGCTTTTAGAGGGACAGTCTGCTGTTGCGACTGTCGCTAAGCACGAAAGCACTGGTATCAACACCTTGGAGGATCTTCTTAAGAACTCAAACGTTCTTTCTGTATTGGAGACAGGATACAAATCTCTTACCACCGATAAGCAACAGAGAGATTCATATCGAAGCCACATTCTAAACGCTGTTGAAAAATCACTTGCACCAGAAGAGTCTCGTAAAGAGGCAGGTTCTGACGCTGAGCTGGAGCCTGTTGAAGAAGAGATTGATATTAACATTTCTGATCGTCCAGAAGATGATCCGGCATTTATCGATGTTGAAGATAAAGAAGAGGAACCAGTTGAAGAGCCAGATGAGAGAGATACATTTGGTATTGAGGGCGAAGATAAGACCGGTCGAAACAAAGCATATGATGATTTCCAAGACATTGAGAAAAACATTCTAACAGCTTTTGATAATCTTGACAATCCCAAGGACATCCAAATGTTCGAAGAATATCTTCTTAAGAACCTTGCTCTGTATTTCGATAAGTTTGAAAGCGAACTGCAAGTAGATGTTCCAGAACCTGCTGCGGCCCAAGATGCACAGGCTGATGAGCCTGCTGCAGCACCAGCAGCTGAAGAGGGTGAGCCTGATACAGATATTCCAGACTTCGAGTTAGAAGAAGGAATGGAAATCAATCTTGAAAGCCTTATTGATAAACTATTAGAACAGTAGAATATGACAAATCCTAATATAGAAAAGGGTTTTAGTAGAAACAAATCACTATCAAACACATTACGCAAAGAAGGTAAGTCCTCTGAAGCGTTTGAAATAATGTTGTCTGCTTTAACTCTTGAAGAAGTTATAGGACTAAAGTTAGAATGCTCTATGAAACTTACAAACGGTAAGCTGTATGGTTTCAATCTTTGGTCTAAAATAGTTGATATTTCTAAAGAAGCATTGTATAATGCAGTTATTAGTGTTACTGACACTAACGCAGAGATAAAAAGAATATTGGGCGTTAATCCAAGTTCGTGGGTAGATATAAAGAGAAAGTTTGACATAGACAGAGAGTAAAGAATTTTTCTGATCTTGTCAACAGAAAAATAAATAAGGGGGTGACAGGTTTCGACAGAGTAAAGAAGATGGATAGTGCAGGTTGTGACAGCTAACTCAATCACATAAATCTTTAGTTAGAAACATATAACTGCAAACGACGCAGACTACGGTTTAGCACTAGCTGCTTAATCCCCGGTTGTTCTTCACCGGGTGTCCAAGAAGAACACAACCAAAAAAAACGCTTTTGCTTTTTTGAGCGGTTAAATCAAATTTGATACTTTGTTTGTTTAGAGAAACAAACTAAACCTGTGAATGACTTGAAGTTGGATATACTTTGGACGCGCGTTCGAATCGCGCCACCTCCACCATATTATTAGACGTTTCCACCAAAATATAATTTTATTTGACATATACAAATATATTAGTATCATGTCTCTATGAGAACTGAGACAAGAAGACAAAGATATGACAAAAAGCTTGCCACTGCTAAAACTTACCCTATTAGTTTGTGCGCGATTAACTTTCGGGTGGATGATAATCTAGCTCACCTTATTAGGTCTGCTGGTTGCTTTGGTGCAAAGACTGTTTATGTTATAGGACATGTTCCAGATAGAAGTGAGATTAAATCTTCATCAGGAAGTTTGATAGATTATGTTAATATTGTTCAATTCTCTACTCCCCAAGCATTTTTGGAGCATTGTAGAAAAGAGAAAATTAAAGTTGTGACTGCAGAACTGGTGGAAGGCGCAAGACCACTTTCTTCTTATGATTTCGATTTTGATGGCCATACTTGTTTGGTTGTTGGCAACGAATCGACTGGAGTTCCCACAGAGATAACTAGCTCTTCTGATGTGGTATACATTGAAATGCCCGGTGTAGGCTATTGTTTAAACACCGCTCAAACAGCAAACATACTTCTTTATGAAGCAATAAATCAATATGAAGCAAGGAGTAATATAAGATTAAGGTAATATTTTAAACTACTTATAATGTACGAGCAGACAGGGAGATATTACTAAAAATGGCAGACAAGAACGAAAAAAAGATCCCGACGTTCCTGAAAACAGTTCACCTATCAAACCGTGAGATTCGTCTTATTCTTGCTGGCTTGTATGCGCTAAACATGTCTCAAGAAGAGATAGAAGGCACCCTTTGGAAAAAGCTTTTATTTGAGAAGCTTCATAAGAAGACGAGACGAAAGAAAAACTAGTGCCTAAATCCTCGGATAAACTAACAAAAAACAAAAAGAAAAACTAGCAATTGAAGCCATGATAGAATTTGGTGACAGAGCTGTTTATGAGCTTAGAAAAGGCACTCGTGGCATGGGTTTATTTGCTTACGCAGATACTAAAGAGGATTCTGGCATTCTAAAAAACTGATTCCGTCACCTTGGAAAGGGTTATACACCATTGTAGTTTATACAGACCCTCCAGAAGAATATGAAGATGAAGATCTATATGATCGATATTAACAAAAAAATTTGATTTTATATTTTATAAAGTGTATAATAGAAAAATGATAGTTAAAAAAGGAACCGTTGTTTGCCCATCTGTAGCAGGGCAATACAATTTCTACTACCCACAGATAGATAAAGAATATATTCTTTCCATGGATATAGAAGTGGTTAGACTGAATTGGTCAGTGAGAGACGGTAAGGTGCCTGTTAAAGTAATAAGCCCTGAAGATTATTTACCGTATAAGGTATTATGGCTAGAGATGCCGGTATAGCTCAGTTGGTAGAGCACCATTCTTGTAAAATGGACGTCCGCAGTTCGAATCTGTGTGCCGGCACCATAATCAGGGCGTAGGGCAGGGGATGTCCCGCTGGTTTTGGGAACCAGAACACGTTGGTTCGATTCCAACCGCCCTGACCATTTCATAATAGGAGATAAGTATGAGTAATATGATGGCAGAACAATTAGTACGAGCAACACTTGCTCGATTTGAAGCAGATAGGCAGGAAGCTATTGCGGTTATTGAGCTATATTTGAATAACCCTGCTGGGGTGGCTGAGCACCCGGGTGTTGTAAATGAAATTGCCACAGCAATCAGAAAATTGGCAGATGCAGAAGAGGCGATCGGCGCTATCGAGAGAAATTTCCTGTCCCGACCGGAGACAGACGAAGATGAGTGATGATCCCAGACCAACTCCCTACACAACTGTTTGTGTATCTGGAGGTTTTGATCCAGTTCATATTGGCCATCTTCGGATGATTCAAGAAGCAGCAGAGTATGGTCACGTTATTGTTATTGTAAATTCCGATGATTGGCTGATGCGCAAGAAGGGCTATATTTTTATGCCTTTTGAAGAACGTTGTGAAATCTTGAAAGGGTTTGCAGCAACAAGCAAAACTACTTTTGTAGATGATACAGATGGAACTGTATGCGAGGCTCTCCGACGCATTAAACCAGATTATTTTGCCAATGGCGGTGATCGCAAAACCAACAACACTCCTGAAATGGATGTATGTGAAGAGTTGGGAATTCAGATGCTTTGGGGTGTCGGAGGAGGAAAGATACAAAGTTCCTCAACACTGGTATCAGATGCCGGAATGAACCCAAATCGTTTTGATGATGACGAGGTACAACTTTCAAAAGTAGAAATCATTCAATCTGGTGATATTCCAAAAGTAGGAGATTATTGAAAGCTGTTCTCTATTTACTATAGAATGGGGGCTTAATGAGCCGCAAAAAGATTTACGTGTTAGATACCAGCGTTTATCTAACAAACGCAGACGCAATATACGCTTTTAAAAACCACGATATTTATGTTCCTCTAAAAGTATTTGAGGAGATTGACAAACACAAGAAACGTCAAGATCTTGTTGGAGCACAGGCCAGAAAGATTATTCGTATCTGGGATGAACTTCGCTCCAAAGGATGCCTTAAAAAAGGTGTTCGTATTCGCCAAGGTCTTGGTATTATCAAATCTGTATCTGCATCTGATATAGATCGAGACGATTTACCGCCTGATTTAGATATCAAGACTCCAGATCATCTTATTATCGCCACAGCAAGAACGGTTGCGAGAGAGTCAGCAAGAAAAGTTATTCTTGTTTCTCGCGACATCAATATGCGCGTTATTGCTGACGCGATTGGATTGCCTTGCGAGGACTTCCAGAACCAGCAGATTGTTGACGATAGCGACAGCATTTACACTGGCTTCACAGAGGTTCTTGTTGATGATGAGATTGTTGATCAGTTTTACGAAAAGAAAGATGTTTATCTTGATGGTCTCAATCTCAAAACAAACGAATACGTAATGCTTATCTCCAACGCAAACGAAAAGAAAACAGCGTTGGGTAGATACATAAACGAGAGCACTCCTATTCGTCAGCTTTACAAGGACAAGAAAGGCGTGTGGGGCATCAAACCAAGAAACAAAGAACAATCTTTCTTGATTGATGCTCTTATGGACCCGAACATCGAGGTTGTTACAGCCATCGGCAAAGCAGGTAGCGGTAAGACGCTCTGTGCGATCGCTGCAGCCCTTGAGCAGACCCTAGACGATAGATCATCCATCTACACCCGTCTAATCGTTTCTAGACCCGTACAGCCGCTTGGAAAGGACATAGGTTTCTTGCCGGGAACAATGGAAGAGAAAATGTCTCCTTGGTTGATGCCTATTCAGGATAACCTTCAAACTCTCATGGGCAACGATAAGGTTACACTTGATATGTATTTGGAAAAAGGCACGATTGAGATTGAAGCAATCACTTATATCCGTGGACGCTCAATCGGAAAAGCCTTTATTATTATTGATGAGGCACAAAACTTGACAACTCACGAACTAAAGACTATCATTACAAGAGTTGGTGAAGGAACAAAGATTGTGCTAACAGGCGATGTAGAACAGATTGATAACG